TGTTGACATGGTAATAGTCTAGCAAGTTCTAGGAGTTTTTTGTTTCTATACATTTTCTTAGGTATTCGTTTTCTTCTCTTGTTTTCTTTAGCAACTGAGATAAATGGTGTGCTGTCTTTAGCATCTCGTTATACCTATTTAGGTATAAGTCGTAGTTTGTAGAGTCCACTATTTTGTACCAATCCGTATAGAAATGTAAACTATGAGAAACACAATCAATGCCCAGATGTAGACAAAATCGCTATCGAGCATGATTATCTACAGACCGATTGGTAGCCTCTAGACTGCGCCATATCTCGACTTTGAGTTGGGCTGCGGTCAGCATCCACTTAATCTTCTCCTCGCACTCCACAGCCTCTTTTAAGCCATCTAGAAGACTTATATACTCAGGATCAGCATAAGCATCTACCTCGGCTGCTGCAACAGACTTAGCCGATGACTTAGACATAAGAATACTGCGTTTAGACTTTAGGAAGTTTTCTAGGTAGATTCTGTTTGCCTTGGCTTTAGCAAAATCTCCTGAATACTTCATTATGTACTCTACTGCTTTGGTTGGATCTATATCCATTTGTCTTTTTCCCCTTTGTTTCCTTTTTGCCATTGGTCTGCAACCATATTTAGTATTTTGCTATCAATTTTATTTTCTGATAGATATTTTCTAAACTTTTGCAAACCCCAATTTTCTCTCCAAATCAATAACTGTCTTACAGCACATCGAACTTTGTATTCATCCGAATAAGAGTGCTTGTGTTTCGACTCTACTTCCTGAGTCATATTTTTTACTATCTCCTTTAGGGTAAGGTTCGATATTATATTTAAGTAAACTTTTTAGCAATTTCTTTTGTTGCTTTGTGCCATGAAAATATATGTACCTATGTTTTCTACTTCTTTCTGCGTAATAAAAATCATCACCATATTTTTCTTTAATGCTTTCTAATGTCATGCCATCTGACAATGTTTTGCTGTGTTTATGTTCTAAACCTTTAACAGTCCAATCAACTCTGTTTGCAGACAAACCAGTATATAAAAAGTTCGTAGCTTGGTACACATATCCAACATGACCTTGACCAGTATCAGCGTAAGAAACTACTATAGTTGGCTTTGGTAGAAGTTTTATAGAATTAGATACAAGAAAACTAGATTGATTTTTAGTGTTATCTTGCAAGCAAAGGCGATTTAATTCTAAAACCTTGTCAGACCATTCTTTTCCACAAATTCCCATACATAATGAGGGGCTTGCTGGTATTCCATAAGTAACTACACCAACAAGATGCTCGTCATCATATAAACCAAAAGCATACATAATCTGTGGTATTCGCTTTGCATAATGCTTTTGCAGTAACCAAGAATAAGTCTCATCATTCTTAATAGGCAAAACCTTCACGATCCTACACCTACCGACCCAATCTTAGCCGACAGCCTAGCCCTAAACTGAGCAAAAGATTCTCCTGCATATGGGTTTAATCCTAACTCTCTGCCCTTGGCTAAAGTAAGTTCATCGCTTGCATACCAAGGTAAAGGTGGTCGCTTATTCTCTTTCTGCTCGATTACAAGTTCATCCTCAAACCTCTCTTGATTTAACCAAGTAGAGGCATGAGGAATAAACTCCCAATCAGTTCCTTTTGCTGACCAATACTTACGATGCTCTACTATTGCCTCTAGTGCCTTTTGTTGGTTGTCTAGACTTAGTTTTTCCCACGATCTTTTTGCTGTTAGCTTTCCTATTTTTCGTGGGTATTGCGACCAAAAGTTCTCGAATGTCATTTTCCCTTTTCCTTTCGTTTACTACTGTTTCCATTACTGCTGTAAAACCTGCTTGCATTAAAAACTTATGACCGGCTTTATCCATCGTAAGTTCGCACTCTGCCGATCCATCTGGTAATTCTTTAATTATATTAACTTGTATCTTCATCTATGAATACCTTTATGTTTTTATTAAAGTCTGCTTTCATAAGAACTGGTTTATTTAAGCAATCTAACATTTTATAGAGATTCTGCTTTACTTCTTCTAAGTCCTCTCCCATCACACCAACACCTCTGGCTGTGTACAGATAAGGCTCATGGTTCTTATCGTAAAAGACCTCGCATACCTCGACCCAAGGATCTCCATCGTTCTCGTCTGAAAAGTCTACCACTCTATGATTCCAATGCATTATTTACTCGCCAAGATGTAAAGACCAACATTACTAAACGCATATCCTGTATATACGACTGCCATAGGCACATTACCCTTTAGTCCTTGCTCTACAGCTATGTAGGCATAGATTAAGCCGGTAACAATAATAAGCCAAGCACTCACTTTTTCTTTCTTAACTCTATGTGCTTTTGTAAAATGTGCCAGAACTTAGATTTGATAATCATTTTTTCCCCCTTGTAACTTTAATAATCTTATACGAGTTCTACAAATAAGTCCTAAGTGTTTTCCCTAATGTAACATTAACGGATCATTAATTAACTTATAGGTAATGTTTATATAACAATATACAACTTGTAGGTAAATATTTAGATATCTATACATCTTGCATATATTTTATATATATCAATCTTAACTTGTATAAAAAAGTAGCTTTTGTATATATTTTGACAATACTCTACTAAAGGGTGATAGGCATTTATTCTGCCACCCTGACCCATCTGTTACCAGACTAGTCCTTCCTAAGATAATGTTCTACTCAATTGCAGATTAGCTCACCCATTTATCTACAATTTTGTGCAGTACCCATTTAAGTCTGCGAGGCTTGCCATCGGGTAATGAGCCTATCTTTTCTTCCACGCTGCCGATCTAAGCACTATGTTTCGCCTGGAGTGCGAGCAGAAATAGAAAAACCCCATAAGGTAGCTCTAAGTTGATACCACTTAGCAAAGCAGTCGAGACCTTTGCTAAATGCTCAAAGCTACCCTATAGGGTCTACTCAACTGTGGTACTAACAGGTATCAATCTGCTGACTAAATTATAAATCAAAACTCAAACTCTTTGTAATCATACCTCCCATTTTCTTTTTTGTACCAGCCGAAAACCAAGACACGCCAGTTTGACCTTAAAACTTCTGGCAACATAGGCGATTCGCTTATTTTTTTTATCCGAGTAGACATATTGCTTTTGGAAGTAAGTTGGATGGCTACAGTCTCTCCGTTTCCAATAGCCAATATGTCGAATATGCCAAACAAATCTTTTTTTCGTTTGGTAAAAGCGTTGTACGATTCCACTACATCGCATTGATAGCCTCTTTCGGTCATTAGCGCAATAGTGCGTTGGTTAAGACTAGGCAAGGTCTTCTTCTGTTATCTTGCCAAACGAGGCTTCTATTATGGCTTCGTGGTGTTTCTTGGGGATGCTGTTCCGCATTGACCAGGCATAGACAGTTACATACTTCATACCAAGGTGATGCGCGATGTCCTTATATGTGCCAAAGACCTCTAATAATTTGTCAAAGTGTTGTTTTTTTGCAACAGTATTCATGTTATCTCCTTTTGTAGAACATTGATTCTACACCCAAAATAGGTAAATGTAGATATTAGGGTATATCCCTAGTAAATATTCTACATTTATTCTACATTTATGATATTCTACATATAGGCGATGTTTGCTTATTTCTTTGAAAGGGAAATCAAATGTACGAAAAAGCTAAAGCAGAATTTGATAGGTTACCTCATGTAAATAGCGATGACCTTGATGGCACTATTGACCATCTAGTGTTTCGCGCACAACATGAATTAGACCTTGAGGATGAAGGCGAAAACGAATACATTGACTATGTATTACCAAAATCTGATTATGTAAAACTTACCAAGTTTGTTAAAAAATGGAAAGGTAAATAATGAAAGATTTTAAAGGCGAATGGAAAGATATATTTTGGGGTGCTGTGGCAGCTATCCTTATGCTTGCACCAGCGATGTTTGTGTATGTTTGGAAAACAGGGGGTGTGTCATGAAAGAGAACTTTATGCCTGACTTTGAGAGCAGACCATGCTTTAGTGAGCAAGAGTATTTGTGGGAAAACCACATGAAAAAGGGTGCTGA